TTAGAAAAAGTAGCTGAGTATTATTATCCACAGCTGCAACATTATATGATGCACGCTGAATCCGATTCAATCTATCTATCAGTTATCTTTGGTAACAACAGGCATGAGCATACTGTTATTGAATCTGACCCTGAGTTTCAAAAGGAATTGTATAGAAGAGAGGCGGGGTTTTGGTTACATGTTCAAAAGAAAACAGAGCCAGTAGGATTTGAAGACTTACTACCTGTAGTACCTGATAACATTCCGTTAGATGGAATGATTAGGTATGACATGGAAAGCAATAGTGAGTGGGTAGCATGTGCTAAAAAATATAAGTATACAAAAGATTTTTACTCAGAGCATAACGAGATAAAAATTAAAATGAAATCTCTAGTTCCAGATGATTGCAGACATGCAGTTGGTGAGGGATTAGAAGTTAAGCGTAACAAACTAGGTAGGCTAGCTGTTACAGAAATCAAAACAAAAGAGGTAATCAAATGAGTATGAGTGTAATGAAAGCAAGATTTAATAGTAAAGAAACTATGTCAGTTCCTTTCGAATGCCATGATGGTATTGAATATCGTATTGTAAAAGTAAAAGGAAAAGCTGAATGTTCTTTTGATAATTCAGTAGCCCAGTTTAATACATCAGACTGTGAGTTAGATGTTTATTTTAAATCTAAGGGAGGTACATATTACTATTGTGAAGTAGATTTAGATGAGTCATTTCATGATATCTATCTTGACACAGTAGTTGAGTTAGTAAGAGATGAGATAGCAGATAGGTTTTCTGTTATTGAATCAGATAAAAAAATATTAAGAGAGGTAATTACAAATGACAGAAAATAAAATAACATTACTTGATAAGATCAAATCATGTATAGAAAAAGTTGGAGTTGTTCAAGCAGAACAAAAAGGTGGGATGCAATACCCAGTTGTTAGTCACAATGCTGTTTCAGCTAAGATGATAGAGATAATAAAAACACAGGGAATAATATCTATACCCACATTTTCTGACTACCAAAGAAATGGAGACCTTAGTTCAATAAAGTGTGATGTAACTATATATGATGTTGATAATCAAAAAGATTTTATAACTGTGTCTGCTTATGGAGAGGGATTAGATAAGCAAGACAAAGGTATAGGTAAAGCACAATCGTATGCAATGAAGTATTGTCTTATGAAATTATTTTTAATGGCATCAGGTAAAGATGAAGAGTCTGACTTATATGACATTCAAGATTATGTAAAAGGTTTAGAGTCTCAGCCTACTGAAGAACTATTAGAGATATGGGTAAAAGAAAATTGGAGTGAAGCAACCAATGTCTTTAGTAAAAAAGCAATGAGTACATTACAAATTGCGGGACAAATGCACAGAACAAAACTAAAAGGAGAACAAAATGGGAAGTCTTAATAAGATACAATTGATAGGAAACTTAGGGCAAGATGCAGAGATAAAAGAATCCAGTAATGGAAATACTTTTTTATCTTTTAGTATTGCTACTAGTAAATATAATAAGGATATGAAAACAAGTGAACCAGTGTGGCACAACAGCATACAATACTGGGCACCAAGAGGTAAGCCTGAATCCTTAGATAGACTTGCACCTTACATGGCAAAAGGAAAACAAATTTATGTTGAAGGATCTTTAGATTATTACAAAGATAAAGATGGAGTTAGGAGAGTTAGTATTAAAGCTAACAACATAGAACTCTTAGGAGAAAAAGGAGATGTAGTAGAATCAAATGCTCCTGTTGAAACAACTAAAGACTCTAGTGTATTTGGTAGAGAACCAATAAGACCTGTGTCTAACGAAGAGGAGCCACCATTCTAATGACAAAATTACAATCAAAAGTATTGATGTATGTTAAACAAACTATTGCTATCAAAGGAATAGCTCCAACATATACTGAGATAACAAACGACTGTAGTTTAATAGCTGAAAGCCAAGCTTATACTATAGTTAAAAGATTATGTGAGCTTAACTATCTATCCAAAGGTAGTAAGAAAGAACACAGAAACTTACAAGTTATTAATGAGTAAAAGAAAAAAACCAAATAAGAAAATGTTAGAAGTGTATAGGATGCAGAAAGAGTATGGCTGTGTCCTATGCAAAAAACTAGAGGCAAGACAGACAACCCATACTGAGATACACCATCTTAGAAAAGGTATGGGTATGTCACAGCGTGGAGTAATGTGTATTCCTTTATGTGTTTTTCATCATAGAGAACATGGACATGGGTATCATGGGCTAGGGCGTAGAGCATTTGAAGCTAAGTATAATTGTACGGAAGAAGAATTATTATCTGCTTATGAGGTAGGCTCTGACCATTACATTAACTGGGTGTCTCTTAGTTAGAAAGAGGGTTGTCACTTCGAGCTTTGATGATTGCTATTTCAGCTTTGAGTACTGCTATCTCGCCATTGTTAATAGCTATGTTAGCGACCAGAGGCTTAATATCTGGAGCTGACATAGACTCAATCACTTCTAGTCTATTCATTACACTACCAACAGCCATCAGTATGCCAGCTAATGTAGTTGCGATTCCTAATCCTACTCCCCAACTTTTAATATCCATTTATAATCCTCTCTAAATTTAACTGAGCTTTAATCTTATCGCCAACAGCTTTATCAATTTTCTCTTGATACTTGTATAGCTTGTCACGATTAATGTAACTAATTTCTGTGTATATATTTCTATTGTCAACATAGTCTCTGGATTCATAGTTACCTCCATCAATAACCAATTGATCTTTAAATATATTTTGATTCACATTAGCATAAGAGTCAATAGATACAGGAGATTGCATAGCTTTGGCTACTAAAATATTTACTTGGACCATCTTCTGGCTAACACTAGCTGTAGTCTTAGCTACTTCAGCACGGATATCTTCTATCGAAACAGAGACAGTATCTTCTCTAGTAGTTTCTTCAGTCCGCTCTTCTGAAATACTATCTTGTCTGACGGTGAGGGTTTCATTGTCTTCACTTCCTCTACCATCTGACTCACTTCTTTCTCCGACTGTATCATCTTCTTGGCTAACGAGGGTGTCTTCGTTTCTAGACTCTCTAGTAATTCTTCCTTCGTTTTCTCTTGGTGAACTACCATTTCCTCCTCCAGTATCCTCGACTCCATTGACTTCTTCACTTTCTCTTCCGCTAGTCTCTTGTTGTATAGGCTCTCGCTCAGTGATTCCGCTAGCGTCTGAGGTTTGGATGTCGGTCTCCCGTTCCTCGTAGACTTCTTCTTCAAATGCAATGTCTTGTTCGATAGTTTGATCTTGCTCATATGTTATTGTCTCCATGAATACATCAATGATACCTGTATTAATTTCTTCTACCGCTATTGGCTCAAAGTTAATCTCTTCAAGCATGGTAATTTCAATTACTGGTTCAGTGTATGATTCAAAATTATTTTCAATTGGTTTATATTCTATTAGTTCTATATCCTCTACTGTATTATATACCGTTTCACTCATTGTCTTCAACTCAGTTACCTGAGAGGTATCTAATAAGCTATGCTCTATGGTTAGCGTGGGGTTTTTTAAGTCTGTTGCGTAGTGACCAGAACTATTACTGCTTTCATCAAAGCTAAATCTTACAGCAATATCATAATCTGATTGACTGTTAATACCCTGTGTATAACTATCTGTATAAGTTGAGTAACTACCACAGTTATATCCACTGCAACCTGGAATAGCTACATCTCTTATCTGCGTAGTAACTGTGCCGTTTGCATCAGTTATAGTCTGAGTCATTTTAATTTCTTGGTCGTATTGATTCCAACCCCACATGTCAGCACCAAGCGTTGAAGTCCATCCACCATTGATTTGACTTGCATTAAGGGTGTCACTGAGGGAGACAGTAGATTCCACATTACCCCCATCTACCCCAGCTATTGTACTTGTACCATGTCTTGACGACTGGTTAGTACCTGTCCATCCATTAGTAAAGTCTTGAGATAAAAGATTGTCAGTCGTATCAGCATATGATATGTTGAGAGAGAGAGCAATTAATATTAATAACTTATTCATTCTCTCTTACTCTCTTACTAGTTGTTCCATACCATGCTTCTCTTATCATTATAAGTTGTTAGCTTAGTCCTATGAAATCCACCTATTTCTTTCCATCTTGCTTTAGCTTTATCACCTATCAATCCATCCACAGGACATGGCGAACCAGCGTTCATCATGGATTTCCAGACGCTTTCATCCATACAGGCTCTTGCTATTGCGGCTACCTTCATACCAAGTTTAGCTAATACAGAAACTGACAAACGCATTTCGCACATTGGATCAACATAATATGAACCGAATGAACCACTGAAACCAATGACTGTAACACCAGCTGCCAATGGAATTACGCAACTCGACTGTCCGTAGACAGACATAGAAGGCGCTGAGGCTGGATTTACGGCTGTTTTAGTATTCGTGCTATTGTTGGTGTCGTTATTTGTGGTAGTGCTGGAAGATGAGCCTGATTGATATGTGGTTGCTGATTCGTATGTGTCGATTAAAGTGTTGGTTCCTGTTGAATTGCTCTGGGTATTAGACTTAGAACCTGTGCTAGTTACATC